ACTTCTAATCCAATTTCTTGCAAATTTTCAGCTGTAAACTTTGAATTTGGAATAAATTTTATGTCTTTTAATAGATATTGATTTACGATATTTAAGTTTGGAATTCCGTCACAAGTTGTATAGAAATACTTAATTCCGTGAAATTCATGAAAAGCAAAGAGATATGGATTTAAAGACGGCGGATGGAACGGGACAAAAACAATTAATTTTTCAGATTTTGGAATTAAATATGGATTTGTTGAAATTGTTACAATTTCGCCATTTTTTCTTAAAACTTGTGCTATATCTTCCGCAACATTTCTTATAGATGAATAATTCATAGTTAGAATTGTAGTTTTCATGTGAATTTTTTAATTGTCATGACACTTATAAATTCCATGGGCACCTTTTTGTATGAATGCCCGGTTTGCGGAAAAATTAGCAAAAGTCGGCAAAGTATGTCTAGACATGTTAGACGGAACCACAAAGGTGTCAAGATGCATGATGTAAAGAGAATTTCAACAAAAACTTATGAATATGCCGAATTGAAAATTGAAGAAGATGATTAATTTTAAATTAAGAATTAGAAAAAAATAAAAAAATAAAATAGCTTAAAAGGAAATATATATATATTTAGCTTACATATCCAGTCGGTGAACCTGTGATTATGTTAGTTACAGCGTCAAGCACTTGTGGGTTTGCACCGAAAGCATTTATATAATATGCTTTGAGACCATTTATCAAATTTACTAAAGCTGGGCCGGAACCCATTCTATTCAAAGCCCTAGCAATTTTTAGACCATAACCTTGATAAATAGCTCTTTGTGGCCCGGTTATTCCGTATTGAGTTAAGACCGCACTAACTTGCTCATTTACTGCTACAAATTTAGGTGAATTTGTCTGGTAATTTTGCTGTGCTGTTGGAGCTACATTAGTTAAAATTGTACTAGCTACAGTAGGATTGCTGAACGCGGTAAATTTAGCTTGCCACTTAGCATACCTTTGTGAATAGCTTCTTGGTGCATGACCCTTTGCCATATTTGGTCAATTAACAATTAATTTTTCTAAAATATAAATTATCACACCGAATTAAAAATATGAGGTATATTATTTGTTGAAATTGATGAAAAAATTAAACTTGAAGCTATATACATAATATTTTGTATATGAACTGATTATAATATAAATTGAAAAATCGGGATAATTCTGAGAATTACATGATATATAATACATTATATCTAAAGTAATACAAAATTTTTAAATTGTCACATCATAAATTTTAAAATATGAGTGAATTAGCGGTTTATGAATGTAGAAAATATACAATTCAGATTTTTAAATGGTTAAAAAGTCGTTATTCTGATAACGTATACGATTTTATAGTTTTAGAAGATGATGAAATTATATCTATGAAAATTAAGATGAATATAACTATAAAATTTTATGAAAAAAGAGGATTAGGAATTATAAATTATATAATTAAAACTTTTAGACGTCCAGAATTAATAAAAGTAAATTGGCGATATAACCATAACATGTTTGAGATTAATGTTTTTTGTGGACAAAAAAATGAAGAAATATATATGTCATAAAACAAAAAATAAAAATGAGAAAATATGGATAAAACATGTCGTTTAATAATAGTTTTCCTAATTTTTCTAGCTTTTATATCTTTAGCATTAGGAATTTTAGCATTCGGGATTTTAACAAAAAATACGTTAGAAATTATAATATCAGTAATTTTTGCATCTGGAATTTTCGCATTTATGTATGTAGAAATTTTTGATATTTTTGTAAATGTTTATGATGAAATTGATGAACTTAAACAAGAAATTGAGAAATTAAAAAAGAAGAGATAAATAAAAATATATATGTCATAAAACAAAAAATAATTGATATGAAAGAGCAAAATATTTTAAATCCAAAAAATTTAGAGAATTGTAATGAAAATAATATATATTGTACTATTGAAGGCTGTTTTATTAAATGTAACGGGAAATGGTATAAACTTGTAGATGATACATTTATAGAAATATTTGTAGATAATTCAACAAATATTAACTCAAAAGATAAAGAATAAAAAACAATTGAGAATATAAACTTAAGAAAAAAAGATGAATTAACTTAAAAAATTCTTATTTTTTAACTATTATACATAGCTTTTGTCATCCTTACATTTGTCCGTAGAAATTCTTCAATTGCAATTCTTATAACTTCTGATCTAAAAAGTCCATGTTCTTCAGCATATTTATCAACTTCTTTTAACAAATCTTTCTCAATTTTAATTGTCACGACTTTCATTTAACCCCCCTCTTTTCTAGATATTCTTTAATTGCAGTTTCTATAGCTTCAGTAAGTGTTATGTCATTCTCTACACAATATTTCTTTAATTTTATCTTCAAATTTTTGTCCATGTTTATGCCAAACACTACTCTTTCTGGTTTTGTTTCTGGTTTTCCCTTTTCCATCATTTTCTATCAATTTTTAAATGAATATTATGACATATTTATATATTTCGATTTTTTACACAAACTTTATTATTAAGTAATTTGTAAATAACAAAATTGAGATGTCCGTAACTACAGATGCATTAGAAGGATTTTTAGCGTTAGTAGGAGTTCTAATAGCTAGTTATGTAATTGGAGAAATAGTACATTTATACAACCAAAAACAAGTAAATGAAACATTTCAAACAGTGATTGATCAAATGACAAAATCTACAATTTCAGCAGTTGAGAGTATTAAAGATACTACAACTCTTGGAATTAATGCACTTCTTAATATGGATACACTTAGAGATGTAAACAATTTAGCACAGAAAAAAGCTGAACAAAATCAGAATTCTCAGAATCAAACATCTAAATAAACTAAATGACTTGATTTTTTAACATATAAGTTAAAACTTTTTTTATATCTTTTTTTGTTTTCGGAATTAATTGAATATTTATATCTGAATGTGGAGGCATATGTTTATGAATTCTGGAATAATCAAGACGTTTATTCGTAAAAACAAGTACATGATAATGTAAACCGTGAAGTTTTGTTGTATATTCCTTTATCGAAAAAACATGGGCTGATGAATCATGATTATAAATATATTGCCGAAATTTTTTATAGATTGGAATCGTGGAATTATATCTATAATTTGTGGCAATAGTCACAAAATAAGTGTAAGCATAAAGAAAGTGATAACTAAAAATTTTTTCACAGTCCATACATCAGATTAAAAACCTGACATTTAAATGTTAATGTCACATTTATATCATGATCGAAAGAATATAAAATTATGAAAAGGCAAAGGAATAGATATATAGAATTAAGAATACCTTCAAGATACAAATCTGTTTTTTATGAAAAAAGAGAACAAATTAAACAAGAAATTGACAAAATTCTAAATGGTGAAAAAGAACTTAAAATAATAGAAAGCCGAGACAATTATGATGAAAGGGTATTTTTTACTATAGATGATCTATATTATGACAAACTGTTGAAATTGTCAGAAAAATACAATATAAAACCAGTAAAAATAATTAGATCTCTATTCTTTGAATTAATTTAAATATTTTTTTCTTCTATTTCTCAATTTCTCAATCTCATATTCAGAATATAATGAATATTGCATTTTACATTTATTTCATATCTAAGAAAAAATGTCCTAAATTATATATTTATGAATATTTAAATTTGTCATAATATATATTATTAATTGGCGATGAAAAATGGCAAGTTTGAAGGAAATAATAGATGAGTTAGGACAACAAACAAAACAAAACAACAAACCAGCTTCAAGAATTTTAAAGATAAAAGGTCTAAAAAGGTTAGTTGTACAACTTAATGCAATACCAGAGAATGGAAAGGTAAGATATTCAATGACAATTCATAGCCAGAATAATTTTAGAAAACAAATTGGTATAACTGCTAATGATGCTGAAGATTTAAGATTAATTTCAGAATTCTTAACAAAATATAAAGATTTGTTAGACGAATATGTAAAATTTACACCAAGAAACGGCAACAGAGTTCAAGAAGAAGAATTAGAATTAGAAAGTGAAGGTCAAGAACAAAAATCAAGTCAAAAAGAGGAAAAAGCACAGAAAAAACAACAAAAGAAGAATGTTGAAGATGAATTTTAAAATGTCATAAAAATTCATTTTTTTTATGAGCAGTAACTTTCAATCCTTGGAAAAAGTCAAATCTCACACTTTTTTTTATAATCCGAGAGATAATGAGAGAATTCTCAACATTATCATTGGAGAAAAACAAATTGAAGAAAGAAAGAAAATTGAGATTCTGAAGGCTTATAAAAAAGGCATAGATCAACAATATTTTCAAAGCTATTTACTCTTTAATAATGAAGTAAAATTTATCTCAAAAATTACTAATTTTAAAGTTAAAAATGACATGGTAATTGCTAGATTTCAGAATGGCTTTATTGGAAGTTTTGACCCACATCAAATAGCTGATAATCCTGAAGATTTCTATAATTTAATAACTTCTTATATGTTTGTTAAAATTCGTAAAGATGCAAATGACTGGTATATCCATGATATTTATTCAATTGAGCCACCGAATAATTACGAAATTGCAAAAGAATTATTTGATTTAGCAAATTCTGAGCATCAAATTTATGCTCTATTATTACAAAGTTTTGGTTATGACCCATCAAGAATGGAATTAAATGACATTTTTTTATTTCTGCCCAGATTATTCCCACTCTTTAAATCGCCAATTACTAAACGCCAAATTAATTATATTGAAATTTCAAATCGTGGAACTGGGAAAACTACAACTTTTATGATTTTACAAGAAGTATTTAATTTCAGATATTATACTGAAGCCCCAACTTATGCTAATCTAGTCTATGATGCAAGAAACAATATGTATGGTGCCGTGTTTTTAAGTAACGGCTTAATTTTTGATGAAATTCAGAATTGGAAAGATGGATTTTCTTCAAAAGAACTCGGTGCAATTAATGCTACTTTATCAACCGGTCTGGAAAATTGTGTGTGGACTAGGGGTGCCGGAACTGAAAGTAAATCCTCAACCATCCAAAAATGTATTCCAATAATTTATGCCGGAAATCCTTACTCAATGACCATCAATAGACTGAGAAATCCAGATGTAGAAGATTATTTAGTAAACTATCAAATTTTTACTTCAGCAATTTTGGATAGAATTCATATTATACAATTAGCAATTAAGAAAACTTATGATAAAATTATTAACGCTAGAGTTCTATATCCTTCAATTTTAAAAGCTCTAATTGATTTAATTCAACAAAAGATAAACAATACTAACAATTATGTAATTTGTGACAATCTAGAGTCCAGAAGACAAGAACAAGCTATTGATATACAAATAATTTTACAAGCTCTGGATATTGATTTGCAAATCGGTCAAAGACAAAATGAAGAAATTTGTAATCAAATTTACAACTTTATGAGGTTCTCAAACCTTGGTGATTAAAGATGAATTATGAGGAATTTGTTAGACAAAGTTTCAAAGTTAAATATCCGGAAGATACAATATTTCCATCAGAAGTTGGGGTTTGTTTTAGAAAATCTTACTTTGCTAGGAAATTTGAATTTGAGAAAGGAATAAATGAACTTGTACTTGACCTTGGAGAACTTCATCATGAAAGAATAGAGAACTATTTTGTAGAAAAATTAAATTGTCAAGCTGAAGTTGAGATAAAAGGCGAAATTGAAGGTCTAAAAATTTCCGGCAGAACGGACTTGATTTGTGGTAACGATTTACTAGAAATTAAAACTATCTCAACTAATTATTTACAAATTAGAGAATATCATCTTTATCAAATTGCTATATATTATCATTTGTTGAAACAACAGAATTTCAAAATTGATAATGTATATATTATTTATTTAAATAGAATAAGTAAGGAAGTTAAACAATTCCAAATTAACAAAAATATAATAGATCAATATTTACAAAAAGCCATAGATTGGATTAAGAAATTTAAGGAATATCTGAAATTGACAGACTATAAAAATATTCCCGGAGCTAACAATTATTTATGTAAAAATTGCGAATTTAAATCTAGATGTTTTGGCTCACTTTTTGAATATTTTCAAACAAATGAGAAAAAATAATATTCAAAATATTTCAAATATGGATTGATGAACTGATAAA